GCTACGTCCTCGAAGCCAAGGCGTGCGCCCTTGCACTCGAATCCGCAGACCTTGTCGTGGATGTCGGGGCGGCGCCCCACCGTACTTTCATGTACCTTGGCGACAGGGGCATTTATTTGCTCCCTGTGATTCACCCTGGGGACATGCAGCGACACACGATGGCCGTGCGTAGAAACATTCCGACGGTGCAGATGAAATGGGAAGACTTTAGTTCCGAACACGACATCTGTCCTGTCTTCATCCACTCTGCGTACTACATCGAACCCATCGATCTCTGGCTCTCACTGGCTCGCCTCCCATGCAAGACTGCCTATGTCGTCGGTCACACTTTTGACGACATTTATGGCGGGTTTATGGGAGAGTGTAGCTGGGAAATTGTAGGCCACTACGTGAAGATGTCCGTAGTGGGTAATTCTGAGGCCTACCGACACAGACTCCTACCCTGGAATGTCGGTTGGCGCGGCCCAAATGGAGAGGCGTTCCACGCAGAAGTCATCGACTCCGTGGGATCCTTCACGTACCTGTGGAGGATTTCCCCTTTTATCTGCGAGGACCCGAGGCCTGTTTTGACGTTCGGAAATGTGACAGCTCATCCTGACCAATCTGGACCGATTCAGGTCTCAAGTGCCACAAAAGCCACTCTCACCAACTCCTTGGTGGCGGAGTACACCCTTGATCTTGATTCTATCGAGAAATTGGGCCCGTTCTTTGTTGCGTCGACGCGACAAAGGATGGTGAACGTACCCATCACCGTGGTAGCTGCATTGACCCTACGGTGTGTTTTCAGGGTCCGGGACCAGCAGCTACTTCAGGAGACCACTGAGAAGGCGCGGCAGCAATTGGCCAACGCGCGGGTTCCGCCCGCGCGCATCGGCGACGTTGCAGCCGCAGCCGTTGCGCTTGCACTCGTCTCTAACCTGGAGAATGAAGTCGAGGTTCTGAATACGATCCACTCTCGGTTCGACTGGTTATTCAAGTTGAATACCGAGCTCCTGGATTTCAGGAAGCCCAAAGCCATCGGGTTTTGGGTTGTGGTTCTCTTTTCCACGATCATCATTCTCGCCGCAACCGGTGTGGATGTTGTCGATAAAGACGTTGAACAACGCATCATCATCGCAACGATAGCTCTGACTGTCGTGCTTTGTACATGTGCGTGTTGGTTCTGTTGTCTTTGTTGCAACCGCGCAATCCAGACGCGATACCTATCTCATTGGCGCGCTGCGACCAATGATGAGGATTCGCCGAGCGCACCCTTGCTCCCTTCTTACACCATGCTCTTGCCTGACGAGGCCAGGATGCTGGGTACACGCAATGTAAGGGAGCCCCCACCGGAGACTCAGCATTACACCCTTCTCCACGACGATGACGTTCCAATCCGAAAGGTGAGGAACTTTATGTCTGGCATCGCCGTGGCGGGAGTGCAACCCTCAGTACTCGACCCAAATCAGAAGGTTGAGGAATCCATGGTTGCTTTGCGAGTGTTAGCCCCTAGGAGAAATCCAACACTCGCCTCCCTCGACTGGCTCAAGAGCCAGGTTAGGAATTGGAAGTTTGGACGCATCGACATCAGTAAGGTCGGTGCTGACAAGCATTTCGATGGCCTGCGCAAGAAGTACCCCACTCAATATATCGACAACTTGAGGAAGTTGTGGCTGGAGCATCACGATAAGACGTGTGCACCACACGCCACTAAGCCCTTTGTCAAGATCGAAAAGGGGAAGTTCATGTACACGGATGGCATGGAACCTGTGAAACCACGGGTCATCCAGCCGCCCAGCGACGAGGAAAAGGCCGTTACCGGTCCACTCTCTAGTCAGATGTACAGCGCCGCCAAAGAATTCTTGTCCAAAGCAATCGTTTATGCTTCTGGGCGCACCACTGACGACCTCGGTGCCATTGTTGACAAATTTGTCGATGCACATGGCCAGGAGAATGTAGTTGGAATCAATCTTGATTATTCGAGATACGATACGACGTTAAGCATTTTTCTCCAGGACATCATCTTCAAAGGAGTTTATATGGCCCATTTTGGGTTGTCCAAGGACTTGATCACCTGGTACACGGCAACGCGTACCAGGGCTACAACTCCCAAGGGCGTCCACTACGAAGCTAAGCGTGTGTTCCTACTTCATGCCGAAAACGATCGCGCGTACATCAATACGTTGAAGTCGCTTATCGATCGTCATAAACTGAAGGTCTACGCGACGCACAAAGTCAGCATCAAGTGGACATGTTGGGTAGTGGAGGATTTCCAGATGACGTCTGGTAGAACCGACACGAACCTCATGGACACGCTGATTAACGCCGCAGTCATTGACGCTTCAATCGGACACAGAGGTTTTCCTTTTCAGGCGCTCGTCAATGGGGACGACGCTTTTGTCCTTTGTTTGAAGCAAGATGTCGATGTCATCTTCAAGGCAATCACTAACCTGGCTACCGATGCCGGCTTGGAACCCGATGCGAAGATCTGCACCCAACGCTCTGAATGGGAATTCTGCTCTAAGCTCTTTTGGTATGCAAAAGACAGTGACGGGAGCAGGAGGACCGTTCTGGGGCCTAAGATTGGGCGTATCCTCGGTCGAATAGGGTGGACCATTTCCAAGCCGAGCGAGGTCAATTACGCTGCCACCGTCCAAGGCCTGCACAGAGATGCAGGACACGTGCCGTTCTTGAGCGAGTACGCTGCGCACGCAATCAAGTTGTGTGCAAAGCAGCGTCTCAAGCCCTCAAAACATTCGGCTAAGTACGACGGTCTTATCGCTTCTAAGCGGTACAAGCAGCATCATGATAATTGGGAGCTAGTCGCACAACGTTATCACGCCACCCCTCATATGGCCAAGGATTGGGTCAAACTGCTCGACGGGGCAGAGAGGGTGCCAATATCAGTCTGCTGGGGTCCAGCGGCGGACTGGGCTAGGCGTGACGAGTAGACAGCTGGGCAGCGCGCTCATGTCGGGGAGCGCTGCGGAGATTTTCCTTTACGATCTGAAGACACGTGGAGAAGATAATGACTAAGAAGCGAGTTACTAGAAACAGAGCCAATGCGCGGAAGCTTAAAGGCCGGGGAGACTATTCGATCACCAATCAAGCGGACGCTGTCAATGCCATTTCGGACATTGATAAGCGACTTGCAAGAATGGAGTCGAAGCTCCCCAAAGCCCCCAGCACCGCGGTCGGCAAAGCGGCGGGTACTTTGGGGCGTCTTGCTGGTGGTTTTCTCGGCAATGCTGATTTGGGCGGGCAGGCTGCAGAAGCTTTGTCCAACTGGTTCGGCTACGGAGATTACACACTATCTAAGAACACCCTCATTAAAGGGGATCCAGAGCTCGGATTACATTTTGAAGCCGACGGGAAGCGTGGCTTCAGAATCACCGAGCGAGAGTATATCGGGGATGTTATCTCCGGCCCCGAGCTTGTTGACGGAGCGACGGCTTTCCATAGCCAAACGTTCCGGATCAATCCCGGGGCCACCGAGACCTTCCCCTGGTTATCCCACATGGCACCCCTGTTCGATCAGTGGAAGCCAAACGGGATCATCTTCGAGTTTAAATCAACAAGTTCAGCTTACAACGGTGCTTCTCAGGCTCTTGGCGTCGTTGTTGCTGCCACTGATTATGATGTACTTGATCCCCCTTATCCTAACAAGATTGCCGCCGAGCAAGCTGACTATAGCAATTCGTGTAAGGCGTCTGACGACCTCCTGCATGGAATCGAG